GAAGAAATTGAAAAGGCTTATAATAAAGGTTGGTTGGAAGGTGCAAAACATTCAGTTTCATTAAATAAAACTAAATAATCATGACAGAGCAAGAAGAAAGACAAATGTCTATTGAGTATCTTGTAAAAAAAATTGAACAACTTGAAAAAGATTTGATTGCAGCAGAAGAGCATCGCAAGAGGTCTGTAAAAATAGAATTTGAAAAAGGGTTCGATGAAGGCGTTAAACACATTAATCAATTAATAATGAGCGACGAAAAATTCCCATTTTAAAAACAAATAACCATGCTACTTCCAAAACCATACATATCAGTGAGCCAAATAAACCTTTGGTATTCCGACCGTCAAAAGTACATCAACCGATATTTCCTTAACCTTCCCGAAGAGCCTTCCATTTACATGAACTTTGGAAAACAATTTGCCGAGGACACAGAGGCGTATATCAAAGACGGAATAATCATGGACACATTCCCCGATTTTTACATTGAGAAAATACGCCCCATGAAAGGGCTTGAGGCTGAGAAGGAAATCAGCCTGAGCATTAACGACATTCAAGTCAAAGGTTTCATTGATGCCTGGGACGTTCATAATAACAAGGTTATTGATTTTAAAACCTCAGGTAAGCCGTGGACGATAGACACTTTGAAAACAAGCCTTCAAATGAAGGTGTATTCCCTTGCCATGTTTGTCAACGGTGACCAGATCCCTGAGTGCCAAATCAACTGGCTTGGAACAAGGAGAATGAAAGACGGCTTATCTTTCACAGGCGAAAGTTTTGAATTAAATTATACCTTTGAAATGGATGAATTATTAAAAGCCATTGTACTGATTGAGCAGACCTGCAAAGAGATAAGCGAATGTTATACAAGTTTTCTTCACTCATTCAAATAAAGAAAAATGACTGTTCAAGAAGAATTTAACCAGTTCAAAAATGGTATAAGGTTAAACGACAATAAACTGAGATACGACCTTTGCCCAGCTATTGCACAAAGGGAATATGCGAAGGTTTGGACTCAGGGACTTGAAAAATATCCTGCCCGAAATTGGGAAAAAGGTTTTCTATTTTCAGAGGTTATTGCTTCCGCTATGCGTCACCTGGAAGCAATGCGACTTGGTGAAATGATAGACGAAGAAAGTGGGCTTTTACACTCTGCGCACTTGATGGCAAATGCGGCAATGCTGACGGAATTTTATTTTACTCACCCAGAATTAAATGATTTAAAGAAATGAGCAGGCAAACGGCAGTTGAATGGTTGGTTGAGAAACTTATATTAGATGAATTAATTGACGTAAAAAATGGTCACGAATTTTTACACTTACAAAGCAAAGCCAAAGAAATGGAAAAGGAGCAAATAATAGATGCTTTTGATATAGGTCGTAGAAAAGGAGATTGGATTTTTGATGGAGACAAATATTACAACGAAACTTATAAAAAAGAAGAAAAATGATTTTAACAGACAAAACAATCATTGACGAAATTGCAGCTAAAAACATTGTCATTGAGCCATTAACTCTTGAAAATATTGGTACAAATAGCGTTGATTTAACGCTATCAAAAACTTTGTTGCTTTACACCGACCAAGTTTTAGACACAAGGAATAAAAATGATTATGCAGAAATTATTATTCCGAAAGAAGGAATGATTTTGCAACCAGGCATCCTTTATCTTGCCTCTACGGTGGAATATACCGAAACACTTCGCCATGTTCCAATTATTCAAGGCAAATCATCATTAGGAAGGCTTGGTTTATTCGTTCATATAACCGCAGGATTTGGAGATGTGAACTTTAAAGGACATTGGACTTTGGAACTTGCCTGTATCCAGCCTGTCAAAATTTACCCCGGAATGAAAATAGCACAAATCTGCTACCACGATATAAGTGAAATGCCTTACACGGATTACGCCTCAAAAGCCGATGCAAAGTATAAAGACCAGGGAAGTGATCCAGTTGCTTCAAAAAACTATTTAAACAAATAGCCATGACGCCAGAGGAAAAAAAAGCATGGAAATCGGACTACATGAAAGTTTATTACCGAAACATGAGCGATTTTCAAAGGGAAAAAAGGCGATTGAAAAACCTTGAGAACAAAAAAAGGATATATGAGGAGAATAAAACAAGGTGCAAGAACTTAAGTTACGACAAAAACAAGGCGTATTATTACAAAAACATTGAAAAAATCAAGGCTTATCAGGCTGAGTATCGTAAAAAACAAAAAGAAAAAAAAGAATCATGTTAACGCAAAACGAAAAACAAAAATTAGGTAAAGACATTGCGCTCATTGTCGTAGCCGCTGGAGGTATTTTAACTCTTGCTTTCGCCATTTACTTTATTGTTGACACTTTAAAAAAATGGTACTGATGAAATTTGAAATTAAATACAATGACAGGCGAATGATTATCGACGCCGAATCAGCAGAAAAGGCGCTGGAACAATTCAAGGAGCTAAAAATCGACGTGCAAAACTTTGAGATAAGTATTTCGAAGTTTGGCGAATACAGGAAATAAGTTGTTAAAAGTGTTGTTTTTGTCCCGTATCTCATTGGTACGGGATTTTTTTTTGCATTTATTTTTGTAAATATTATTATTTGTAATTATTTATATATAAATTTACGTATTGAAAATAAAAAACAAACCAGAATGGAAAAGAACATTTACACCGTGATGTATTTTGGCAACGCCAAGAAATATCAGGATTTACGTCAAGAAATTGCAGCTATCTCAAAGCGCGAAGCCGTTGAAAGGTTTTACGCCGCAATGCTAAATTCAAATTATTTCCCTGAGGATGAGTTTTCATGGTGCGGACTTGTTCGCGACTGTGACGGAAACGTGATTGCAGATGCCAATGACGAAAGTATCGAATACGATGGAGGCTATTTTTATGCAGAACAATTAACAACGGTATAATGAAAGAGCCAATTATCGAGACATACGTCCCACAGAACAAGCGCCTTCCCTATCAAATAGCTGGAGGCATTGGTGTTGCCTTTGTTGTTGGGTTGATTTATTCCCCAATAAATACAAGTTATAACTATACCTCTTTTATTCCCATTATTCAAAGGGACACGGTTTACGTTCACAAAATAACGTCGCTTACCATCCAGGGCAAAGACGAAAAAAAAGAAGTTGATGAAAGTGCCTACGGATCTCGTTCATACGGCTGGGAAGTGCGCAAGTTATCAGGCGAACAACTGAGGCAAACATTGGAAGGTAGAGGTTTCCGTAACCTTGCAAAAGTTGACCGGGCAAAGCTTCGTCGCATTTACCTTGCTTATTGCTATGAATCAATGTTAATGAACGTACACGTTTTAACCGATTTCCCAGTTTCAATGATTTATTCTTTTTTCATCATTGAGGCAACCAGTCAGGGAATTGAAACGGAACTTTGGCGCAAGCATGCCAACGCTGGGGGAGTTAAGGCATTGAAAGGTCATAACCATGTAACTTATAAAACACGCGAAGTAATTAGAGGTAAAAACAAGTACATAAGGGCTAAATTTATGAGCGCGGAATCAACCGAACAAGGTATGCAACTTTGGGCTGGCGTTTTAAATTCTGGAAGGTACGCCGCCTGTAAAAAGGCTAATTACAAGTTGAAAGGAATAAAGTTGTACGAATCCATTTGTAAATGCGTGTACAAATCAGGGTATCACACCGACACCGATTACAAGTTCCGCGCGTCATTGATGGCTGAGTACTGGCAGATAAAACGGGATAACTTCCCTTTGAAGAAAGATTACAATGTTTTTTGAATTATTTTTCATTTATTTTTGTAAATATTTTTTTATGTAAATATTTATATTTATATTTACATATCGAAACGAACAAACGATAAATCACCACTTAAAAAACAAAGCAAATGACAAATTTAGAAGCAATCGAGCAAAAAATGGAAATAGCATTACAGGCTATTAATAATATTCTACCAGAAGGCTATTTTGTTGGCCAGGCACTTTCATCTACTGATTTTGGAAATAGTGGCTACATTTTTATAAAAAAAGTATGTCCAGTTGATTACATTATTAATATTTGCAAAGTGAGGATTAGCGATCATTCGGCAACAAATAGCGTTAGACAAGCTACTGAAATAATGGTAGATTTAGTAAGGTTTAATCTTGACGAGTTAATGACAAGAATTGACAGGGCTTTAAATCCAGACAATTATGAGAATGCAGAAATCAGAACATTAACCGACCATGTAATGACTTCAAATTTTCAAGTAGGCAAAAAGCCATACACTACTTTAACAGAGCCTACATTTTTAGGTGAAGTTATAGGTAAAAAAGGTAATTTACTTCACAGATATTCTTGGTTAAAAGAAGATGTAAGATTCGAGTGGAGAAAAAAATTAAACTAAATTAAATCAATCCTCACAGGGCAGTCCCCCAGCTGCCCTACTTTTTTCAACCACTAAAAAACAAAAAACAAATGGAAAAAAATTTCACCAACACCCAGTTTAAATGGACTTTTGAAAGCATCAGCGACAATATTCCTACAATCATGCTTTTGACAATCGTGCTTACATACGGCATAAATGCCTATTTAACCGCAATATTTTTACCCATTGACTTTTGGCTTGCAATTATTGCCGCCAGTATTTTGCAATTAGGACGCTTTGCCGTCGTTTTCATGGACTTTCTAAACCCAACTAAAGGACGAAGTACCTACCCACCTAAGATAGCCTTAGGCGCAACGGTTGTGGCTTTGGTTGAAGTGTTCTTTGGCTTGCAAGAAAAGTACGAAGGAGGCGAATTTATAACCATGTTTCTTTTTGTTGGAACGATTGTTGTTTTTGGCTACCTTCTGGAAATAAACTTTGTTGACAAAGGGGTTGAGGCTTATGGCATTAACGCGCCAGAACCAATCAAACGACGCAAAAGAAAGCCAGTTGCAAAAAAAGTCACTGAAGATGCGCCAAAACAAGCAAGCGGTTATGTAACTTCGTTTCAAACAATAACGCTTTGAGAACATACATTGGGGTTGACCCCGCAATCAGATTAAACGGTATGGCGGCTTGTTTCATTCTACCAAACAAAGAGGTAAAATTCACGAAATATAAAAGATTCGTGGATTTTATCCTTGATGTTCCAAAGTGGGGACAATACGAATACCCTGTCGTACTGGTGGAAGATTCCAGCCTTCAAAACCTAACCTTTCACAATTCCATTAACCGCGCTATTCTTTCCAAGATGTCCCGAAACGTGGGCATGAACCAAGGAGCTTCGCGTATTGCCTACGAATGGATTAAGGAAAATGGGTACGAAGGTTATAATATTAGCCCCGAACAAAAGGGCAAAAAATGGGGCAAAGAAATATTTATGAAAGTCTTTCAGAACGAAGGCTACAAATTTGAACCAAATTATAAACCAGCAAAAATAAGTCAGGATGAAATCGATTGTTTTACCCTGGCATTACAAGCTAAAAATTACCAAAAACATGGAAACAAAACCAAATGAATCGGCCTTTCCAGTTCCTCAAGTATTACATTTAGGTTTAACAAAACGTGAATACTTTGCAGCAATGGCATTGCAAGGAATAATTGCTAACAAAGATGGACTTGATATTAAAATTGAACGCATTGTTGAAAGTGCGGTTGATACGGCTGACGCTTTAATTGAAGAACTAAACAAAACAAAGACAACATGAAAAAAAACATTGAAATGGTTGACGGCTTAAGCGTCGCAACGTGGAAGGAAATCGAAAAGATAAGCCGAAATTATCCAAAGGAAATAAGGTTTTCAAATGGCACTCAGGCAAAGATTGCATTATTAAAATTTTACATTGACCCAATTCTCCCGAATGTTCCGCCGCCGATTGAAAGAATGGATCAAGGGCGAATGCTAACAATAGCATACAAGATATATAAGGAGACGGACGGGGATATTGTCAAAGATTTGTGTTTAAAAATTATAAACAAGGTTATAAATTAAGAAATCGGTTACGTTTGTTTTAGTGGTGAAATCGGGGGTGACATTTGCGTTGCCCCTTTCCATTTTAAAACGTAACCCCTTGCGTCTTTGCGTAATCAACCACCGCACGGGCATGACAAAGAGCCAATGTGTTTTGGAATGCTGAGTCGAACATCATTAAAGCATCCTTGTAATTTGTAAAGAACCCGTTTTCCGATAACACGGCTGGCATACTTGTTTGGCTCAGTACAAAGAAATTAGCCTCCTTGTCAGGGTCATTGTCAATCGTATCGCTTCGATAAACCCATTTGGGAAAAGCTTCTTTGACTTCATCAAAAAGGAACGTGGCGTAAATGTCAGACTTCGTTTTACCGATTGATGTGAACACTTCAAAGCCCCTTGCGGCTGTTGATCCTGCCGCGTTGCCGTGGATGCTGAGGTATAACGAAGCTTCATAATTCTTTGCATTTATATTGGCCTTCGCTACTCGCTTTGTAAGGGTAACATCTATAACAGGGTCGTACACATTGATAACCGACATTCCCCAGTCTTTTAAATACTGCTCAATCTTTGCCGCGACTTCTCTGTTGAACACGCCTTCAAAAAACCAGCCGTAGCCATGGAACTTTGCGTTGTTATGCTGGAAGCACTTTGAGGGATAGGTCGTATAATTAAACGGTAACTTTTTCTTTGCATCAATGCCGCCATGCCCAGCATCGAGAAAAACACAAAATTTACTTGCTTTCATATTTTATATTTTTAAGGGAGGCATAAATCAATATACCTCCCTGAAGCCGCCTAAGGTAGCGAATCGTCTGCGCCTATAACTTAAATCCAATCAGCGCAAAAGCTGCACCAACGATTGATAATTTAGCTGGAAGTTTTACTTCAATCTCTTTGCCTGCACATTCGCGTGATGTCTCCTTGATTTTGTCCCAAATGATTTGAGCCAACTGGACATATTCACGCCAAGTGAATTTAATTTTGTTGTTTTCAAGATGGACTGAAATATCTTGTGTCAATTCCGCAAAATTGAAACTATAACAAGCCACGTCTCCGAGGGGTGACTTGATAGTATCAGCCGATTTTAAGGCATCTTTTAAATTAGTCTGCATAATTATTTTGTTTTAACGTCTGAAAAATTTTAATACTAATGTTCCAATGTTTACTCCAGTTATTGACTTGATGTTTTCGGAGATGCTGTAAAGCTCGGTAAATGATATCAAGAAACTAACTGAGTAAACTATTTGCGAAGGTAAACCAAAGGTAACACTTGCGCCGTGAAAAATCATGATGCCAACAAAGTAAACAACCACCTTTTGCGAAGTGCGATAAAGCCCTTTACTTGTTATAGCCTCATTCCTTTTCCTTGCCGCCATGATACCCGTCACCGTGTCTGCAAAAACAACAAATATTGTAAAAATCAAGAAATGCTTTATCGGGAAAAAAAATGAAAAAAGCACTCCGCAACAAATGGAATAAATAATGCCATCGTAGCCAAGTTTAAAGATGTTGTAAATTATAGCTTTCATCTGTTAATTTGCTTTTGTTTCCTAAGAATCAATTTGTTATCTAAATCTTTGAACGACTTTTCATTTGTTTTATAAATCACAAATCTGTCTCCTGTGTTTGGATAATTTACAATGATGCCATAAGTATCAGCAACGGCAATAAAAGGCTTGTTTATACTTTCGCCAATCCTAATCCTTAATTCGTTATTCTTATTTACAAATATCTCAGCCCCAGCAAGAACCTTTGTCCCATTGGCAATGGCATTGTAATTGCCTGTCCAGAACGAAGCGTATAAATTCGAAAGGTAAGTGAATGAACTTTCCACTTTCCCATTAACCATGCTTTTGTCAAGTTTATGCAAGGCATTTAAAAACTTGTTACGGTTTTCGTAAATGTTAAAAGCATCCGTCATCTTCCGTGCCTCATCCACAACATCATTTAAAATGTAATAATAAATACCTGAAGAATCCTCAAACAATTTTACTTGAACATCTTGATTAACGTAAACCTTTTTTACACTCCACAAAGTATCATCTGCAAAGATTTTAGAAATGATAACCGTATCCTGAGCAAAGGCAAAGGAAGGAAACAAGGAGAAAAGGATTAATATTTTTTTCATGTTTTGTTTATTTTAATTTCTTTGCATAATATGCCAATTTGTTCCGTCGGCAATTAATATACACCATTGAGGTACTAAATTTCCAGCGCTTAAAATTGCAGTTCCAGCAGAACCACCAGCAAAGGGAATAACATTTGAAGCATCGCTTACAACCGTGCCACTTGCAAGGTTTTTAATCATGTACATTCTACCAATACTTGCAGTTGTTAAATCTATTGAGGTTGTTGAGCCACCACCAGTATTTACTAAATTAACCCGATTGCTATTAGATAAAACAGAACTTCCCGCCGTGCTTTCTATAAAGGTATAACCAACGCCTAAAGTAGTTCTTGCAACCGATGCGCTTTCTGCACCCGTGCCTCCACTTGTAATGGGTAAAGGATTTGTAAGGGATAAATCTGTTGCATTGACTGAGCCGTTAACAGACAAAGTAGATGAAGGCGTTCCCGTGCCAATGCCTACGCGGTCTTGTCCAGCATCAACAAAAACCATGTTGGCGTTTCCGTCACTTTCAATCCTTGTATCAAAGTCGCCTGAGCCTTCGTTAAATACCGTGGCATTGTTTACGGTGAGTGCGCCTGTTACGCCGAGTGTGCCTTTTACTTTTAATTGAAAATCTGGAGTAGTGTCATTTATCCCAACATTTCCAGTATTTGAAATTGTTAACTTTGCATCAGCTAATGTAGCGCTTTCAAAAGCATTGCCAACATTCATGTTTAAAATGTGAACTTTCCCCGACGCATCACCAGCACCTAATTGAGTGTCATTTCTTTGAAAAACAATAGCGCTTTTTCTGAATAACGTATTTGCTTCAACATATCCAAAATTAATTCCTGTATATTGATACGGCGCTAATGTTCTAACACCAACACTGACAAAGTCATTTGCATTACCATATACTTCTAAAGGCTTATACGCAGTTGTTGTATTTATTGCAACATTACCTAACATTCTTGTTGTGCCGTTTACAACCAAATTACCTGTTATAGTTCCACCGGATAATTTTAAATAATTTAAATCCGCAACACCCGACCGCAAATAATTTGTAAGCATCGAAGCCGTGTCGCTTACTAAAAGTGCCGCTGTTGTATCTCTCCATAAACCACCACGATAATACAAGGAAGCCCTGTCAACGGGTGAGGTTATTTGAACATCATGAAGCTCATTTAATTTATAACCCGATGCAACCCTAATGGCAATAGTACCATTGTTTGAACTTGAATTAATACAAAAACCAATAGGCATATCAATATTTGGCGCAATAGGTTCAACGTCCGTCCATACACCAGCCACCGTTGGCGAAGGGTAAAGAATCGCGCCAGCCGCAAAGGTATCTGTGTTAACTTGTCTTATTTTTCCAAAAGAAATAACGTAGCCGTCTTCACCGTCGGTTAAATCATGTGCCGTTATTCCTAATAAATATTTAGCATCGATTGTGGCATTAGCGATAAACTTTGCAACTGTTATTCTTCCACTTGAGCCAACCGTGCCATTGGCATAAACGATACTACCTTTTGTAATGGTTGAGCCTGTTTGATTTTTAACAAGCCAAAAGTTTTTAAAGCCTAATTCATTTGGTACGGCATCATACATTCCTAAAACAACCGTTCCTAACTCGGAATCCCATCGCATTTTTGCCGTGTCCACATTATTAGGCGGAACACTTGTTTTAAAAAACAATGAATCAACAGGCTGCGTGAATGCAGAACCGCCACCCGTGCCAACTTGATTCCAAACATTGGAAGAAAAATCAAATGAGTATATTTTAAAGTTAACTGTGTCAAGGATAACCCAGGCGTTTTGGTTTGATACAGGCTGAATAGATGAAGTATCGGAGATTGAACCACGCCAAACCAACCCGTCCGCGCTGGTCTGGAAACCTAATCTTTGCTTATTGCCTGTATTTGGGTACTGGGCAAAAAGGGAAATGGATAGGAATAAAATAAGGACTGAAGGCAAAGTTTTTTTGCCCCCAATCCTCTTAATCAAGTTACTACCCACTTTCAATAAAACCTCCTGAATTAAAATCTCACCTATTTTCCCCAACGTCTTTAAAAAACGTCTTTCTTTCTTTGGTTTTTCCATCATAAAACAATCCCTAAGGTGTTATAAATGTCATTAATTTCTTCATCTTCTTCGCAAGTTGCCTCAGGACAACCAATGGCGCTGGGTATAAACGCGGTTAATGGCGTTGAATAATTGCAAAGTAAATCTTTAATCCTTTTCTTCTTTACCTCCAACCTTTGTAATAAGGTGTCTTGATAAAATTTTAATCCTTCAACTCCGACATTTTGCCCGTATTCGTTATCAATGGTATAAAGCCCATTTGTTCCAAGTTGCATAACCATGTACGGCGCTGCCTCGTATAACACAGCATTGGCACAAAAGGATTTTAATTGTTTATCCCAAATGTCCTGATAAGCCGTTGATGTAAACGCGGTACTTGTTCCCTTGTCTGCCACCATTGAATCATACAAGGTTATGCCAATAGCTGGAACAATCCAACGGAACTCGGCATCTTGAATATGTGGGCTAATAAGGGTTTTATCAATCCTTATATCTGCTGGTGTTGGACGTGCAACCCCACCGCTAATAACTTCACTCGGTTGTATTAATTGGCTCATTCGTTGGGGTTGTTTGTTGTATTTCAACGGGTGCGTAACCCAATATTTCTCTTTTTTCATTCAAAGAAAGGTTTTCTTCCACCTTGATTTCACCCATGAATGACACGGGCAAAGTGTTGGAAATACCAAAAGACACGTCTGTGAATGCTGGATTATAAAGCCCAATTTCTTTTAAGAAAGGATTAATAATCTTTGAAAGCATCAAGTTTTGACGCGGCTTAATAACCGTATTTTGCAAGTACTCCATTTCTTGCCTTATCTGCTGATTGCTTCCAAGTTGTCCGGAAGTTGCAAAGCCCGCTAAAGACTTACTCCATCTATTCGCAACCACAATGGCTGAGGCTGCAAGGTTTTGAAGGTTTAAAAATTCACCTTCATTTTCTTTTGACGTGGGTATAAAATTTGCCTTTAATTTTTCATCTCTAAGAACTTGAACGAATAATTTATGGTTATTACCCATCCCTGTAAACTTTGACTCAATGCCTTCAACAAGTTTTTTAGCTTCAGTTGGTGTCATTGAACCAAAGAATTGTAAGATACCCGAAGGCATAAAGCCGTTTTCAAATTTACTTGTATTAAATCGCTGGATCCTATATTCAATCTCTGCCCACATTTTGGCGCCAATCCACTCAGGTAAACCGAAGTAGAAATAACCAGCCGCGTATTGCTTCACATGAATAATTGAACGCTCCGTCCCGTCTTCAAATTTCTTAAACTCAGGGTAAATAGGTACTTCCCTAAATCCTTCACTTTCGTAAAATGTGCCCTCAGTCGTCAATGGCACTTCTTCCCAGTTGTCGTAAATGCCAACCGACCTTATAATCTGGTCGGCTTCGGCTTTCCTTATGCCTGTGTTATAAACAGGCACATGATAAATATAAGTGAATGGCTCATTACCAACTTTACCCCTTACAATTTCTGCAAAGCAATTTCCAAAAGCATCGTAATCAAAAGCCAAAGAGCCAAGCACTTCCTGTAAATTTTGTGAATGCAAGTTAACTTGTCCGATAACTTCTTCAATCTCATTTAAAGAATCGTCGGTTATTACCTCGCCCTTCATTAAGGTTGTAAGTAAGGTGTTAGATTTCCCTTTCATTGGAATAAAGCCGTCACCGACAACCATGTTAACCTTGTCCTCAATGATTCGCCGAAGCGTTGGGGAATTGTTTACAATGGCAATAAGACTTTTAAGAAAGTCATCCTTTTGGGTAAAGAATCTAACCCATTTTGCCCCTGTAAAATCAAGTCTTTCTCTGGAAGGCTCATTGAAAATATCTTCCACAACTAACATAGTATTGGAAGTATCTAAGGTAACCGATGCCAATAAAGGACTATTATTTCTTTTTAAATTTCTATTAGCCCTGTTCGGTACTGCTTGAATCGTCTTCTTTATTTGGCTCATAGGTTTTTTTCTCAGGCGTGAAAATGACGTGTTGGCTAACAGATTTGGGGTTGGCATTATACCAACCCCTTAATTCTGCCTGTGTAAAATTTCCGATAGCCTTCTTTAGTATTCCCGCTTTTCCCGTCGGATCTGCTCCGACGTAAATCATTAGCTTACTTTTTTCGCGTACTATCATGCTTTTGTATTTTAGTCAAGTGCGTTCATGACTGTTGCACCGTCAACAATAAACCTTGCTTTATTTGTGGTACGGCAAGTAATGGTCAATGTCTCTTGGTTGCTATCAGTAAATAAAGCACCCGATAAACCTTCGGCGCTTGTAAGCCTTGCTGGTCTTTTCTTTGAGCCGATAACCTCAGCGCCCCATATCCAGTAATTACCCGTGTTTTCAACGTGTACGCAAACCAAGCCGCAAGCCTGTCCTGCCATGTCTTGAATCAAGTTTCTTAACTCTTGGTCACGGCAGTTGATAATACCTACCAAACTTTGCTCAATAGCTACCGACAAAGTATCTGGGTCTTGCGTCACCGTTTCCGTGAACGCTCCAGAATTGTCTCTAAATTCTACCTCGTAAAATACGGCGGCTGAGGAAGCCATTGTTATTGCCGTGGTTGCTCCCGATGCGTTGTTAGTGATGCTTGTCACCTGGTTGGCATTGGCAATATAAAGTTTACCAATACCACCCGCACAAGTACCATCGACGCATTGATTAAGCCACCCGCTTGTTATTGCACTCATATTTATTTTCGATTAGTAGCCTAAGCTGATTAATGATGGGTGAATATAATTAACACCCATTTTAAAACGAGCCTTAATATATACCTTTTCGTCTTTCTGGTCATACCAAAGTTCTAAAGCCGTCTCAGGGCTCAACACGTCGGTTGCAAGCACCTTGTTTTGTGGGGTTGTATATTCCACGTAATGAGGTTTAGTTGTTCCCAAAGACGTTGCGATGTCATCCCAGCGGAATTGAGGTATAACAGTCACGCCTCTAAAAGTAAATTGCTCAACCCCGTTAATCAACTGTAATAAACCGTAGTCACCACCGCCGCCGTTCTCAATGTCTTCACGAAGTTGTGAATAAACACTCTGGGTAACATTGAACACCTTTTGGTTAGCAGGTAAACCTTTCAACTGTAAAGGCGCTTGGTCATATACCGCGCGAAGGATTGCAAAGCCATCACCAGCCGCAAGGTCTGAACCTGAACCCGTGTCAGTGCGTGGAACTAAATCATCCGCAACTAACTGAGGGTAATAAACAGTCCAAAATCCATCCAATGAATCGTAGTTAGGATTATTGGAAGACTGGTCACCGAAGTAAGAAAGACGGGTAATGTCATTTCTTATCGCCTGTTGTGTACGGGTCAATAAAATATTTTCAATCAATGTTCCCGATACATCTGGAAGCCTTGTTCCTGTTTTCAATAACTCCTCAAAAACCGTGTCCTCAAATTCATCCCAGCACATTTCAAGGTCAACCTTCATTTTTTCAACGTCAATAGTACGCTGATAAATGTCAACTGAACCAACGGGGTTAAAACCGCAACCAGAATATTTTCTTACAATATTCTCTAATTGCTGAACGAAAACCATCTTCTTTTTATTCGCGACGTTGCCAAGAACGCGGAATTGTCCGCGTAAATCATCATCGAAAAAGACTGGTTCTAAAAAAATGTTATTTGCCTCCGTGCCTCTAAAGGATACGTCTAATTGGCTTATTTCAACTGATGCCATTTGTTTTTAATTTTAAAGATTTGAATAAGTAATAGTTGCGGACGTATTAGTTAAAACTAACGAATCCTCAATAGTAAATGCAAACTCGGTTTTTGCTCCAGCGGCTGCCGTTGCAAATAACACTTTCCAATCGTTGCCTTTGTTTAACGCCGTGGTTGTTATCTGTAAAATTGCAGTTGGCGCTGAAGATTGCCAGTTAGCGTATGCTTCATTTCCTGCTTCATCCATTACGGTTACCTTGTAAAAATCACTTGCGCTTGATACACCCGTCAAAGGTGCAAGGTGTAAACGAGCCCCCGCGGTTGATGTTCCATAAGTGAATGATACGGGAATCCTATCCTCAAAAGTGTCGATTCCATATAATTGTTCCGCGTTTATTCCCTGAGCATTTGCATACGGGTTAGTGCGATTAAGGCTCTTTTGACCGACATAAGTATTTGAGTCAAGAAAGCCATTTACATTTGCTGTTGCCATTATCTTTGTGAAATTTTAGATTGAACTAATGAAGCAAAAGAATCAAAGTGATTTGCTTTTGCTTTTGTTTCCTTTGTTTTTTCGTGTTGCGATCCTCCTGAGGGAAGTCCAACGCCTTTTTTAACTTGTGCCCTAAGTGCTACAAGTTCATTGCCCAATGTTTCAAGAACGCTTTCAATCTCATTAATCGAGTTCTTTTGTTCGTCGCTCTTTTTGTACATTGATTCCATTTCCTCTTTTTGCTTCGTATGGATTGCGTCCATTTCTTCGGGACTCATTACAAAGTAACCTAAGTCCTTAAGCATTGTAATAGCCATTTCAACTTCGTCGTTTTTTGGCTCTTCGGTTATTACCTCTTCTTCCGTCATAACATCTTCGACTTTTTCGTCGACGGCGTTAAGCAGATTTTTAATCTTTTCTAAAATGGAATTACCCATGTCATCATTTTTTTTATTGTTGGTTAATAATGCAGCTGGGACATTTAAGAACTTGTTAAGGCTATTTTGCAACGGTAATAAATCAATATTTTTTTCGCCAACTTTTACAATTTCATCAATGAAACCAAACTCTAAAGCTTCCTGTGCGGTCATCCATGTTTCAGCCGCCATCATTTCTGTAATTTTGTTATCAAGGTCTTTCTGTTTCCCTTTACGCTTATAAACTGATGCGGTATAAATGTCCAATAACTTTGCTTCCATCTTGTCCAATAATTCAGCCGTGGCTTCAAGTTCGTCGGCGTTACCCATTGTGTAACTCCAAGGGCGATGAATCATTAGAAAAGCGTTCTCAGTCATCTTAACTTTATCCGCAGACAAAAGTACAACCGTTGCAATGCTTGCTACCAAGCCGATTCCTGTTGCCGTTGTTTCGTTTGGATAATTGGCAATTAAATCAGCTATTCCCATTCCTTCGGTGACTGAGCCACCACCAGAAGAAATAACTAAGTTAATTTCCTCACCCTTTGCGTCGTTAATTTTACTTCTTACTGAATTGTATGAATTAACAGACTCAGAAATTTCCCCTAAAATATCAATATTAAATTTTGCCATCGCTTTGCTTTCCTTTTCCCTTTCAATCTTTTTAAACTTTGCCTCAGCCCAATCCCTCATAGCACTTCCGCCCCACGCATCATACATAATCGAACCGCAAATCTCTTTCCCATCTTCATCAAAATATTTGCCCTGGTCATACACCTCAGCCCTTGAAAGAAATGAATACGTTCTTTGCACGGTATCCTCTGACAAGCCTTCGCCGTTTGCGATTTGATTTGCCCTTAACCAGCCGACACGCGTTCCACAAGATGAACCGTTGTCCTTCTTATGATTTAACGCTTTCCTTGCATTATTTTTTGCCGTGTCTGGATAATCTGCAAATGTCATGTTGTAAATTTATTTATTATTATTTTTCTTATTCCTTTTTTTGCTGATTCCATAGCCAAACGACTCAGGGTGTTGTATCATGTTATACACGGTTTTTTCGCTTAATCCCGTTTGGATGCTTATATCCATTATGGCATTCATCTTGCTTTCATTTTCAAACAAGGCGGCTGGATACAATTCCATTACCATGAATTTAGCAACGGTAACATCTTTTATAATATTGATTTGAAATAAAAAGTCAATAAGATTATAAATGTCAATACTTGTTCCTTCCTTTTGGCAAAAGGTGACGTATTTACGTAATAAGCTTCTTTCAAATTCAAGAAACAACTCCCGAGTTACCTCCTTTTTTTCATTGTCCATCTCTCCAAAATTGTACTATTTGCCTCATTTTACCCACTACCTTTGTCCGACACGCTGGGCAGTTTCTTCTTTCAGGCTCGTAATGGTTTACAAAATTGTTATAAACATTGAATAAATAATCCATATCCACGGGGTCAATCGACAAAACACGGTAAGTCCTGTCAACCGTTGCCATGACTTGCTCTTTATATTCATCGGGTATGCGGCTTGCAAGTTCACCCCAAATGCTATTTCCTTTCATACAGTTGCACATTTATAAAGTTGCTTTTACTTTTAGTTTATTCCCCTCAGCAAGATCGCGCGCAATGTCATCGGACACGACATACGCT